TAATAAAAGTATATCACAAGTAGGCCAACCATCTGATAAAATTACAATTCCAGCCTATGTTGCTGATACTGCACAATTTGTTCGTGATCAAGAAGAAGATAAATTAAAAATTGTTGAAAATAAACGTCAGAAAGCATTAGATTCAGAAAAACAAGCATATGAATTATCAATCAGAATGGCAGGTGATAATGCCATGATGAAAGAGAATATTGAACGAGCACATAAAGAACGTCTTAATGCAATTAATGAAAAATATAATGACCAACAGAATGTTTTAATAGAATCACAAAATAAGAAAACAACTACAGCTAATGATAAAGCTGCACGTGAACATGAAGCCATGATGGAAAGATCACGTGATTTAATGTCTAATCTTCAAAATGATTATATGACCATTACCAGTAAAACATATACTGATGGTGTTGAAAAGATCAATGGTTTAGCAGAAGCACAGAGCAAGGCTGAAGAAGAAAAGGTTAGAAATGCACATATAACTGGTGCTGAATTAGCTAAAGCAGAAGAAGAATTAGCTAAAGTAAAAATTGCTATTAATGAAAAAGCTGCTGCTGATATTGAGAAATTACAATTAGAAGAACGCCATAAAATTGTTCAATATCAAAATATGACTGCTATGGATATTGCTAAAATTAATTCTGATAAATTAAAACAATTAGAATTAACCCAGCAAGCTGAAATGGATATTATTGAAGAAAGATATCAGAAAGAAATTGAAGCAGCAAGACGAGCTGGTATGGCTACTGATGCTATTGAATCAGCACATCGTTCATTGGTAACTGCTAAAGAACGCCAATTCACTGAACAAAGAACACGTATTTCTGGTGGTTATCTTGATAACTTAACCCTAAAGATGCGTGATAGAATGAATGATCAAGTTAATTTTAATGAGCAATTAGCTGATGTTACAATGAGCAGTGCTGATACTGTAGCTAGTTCATTTGCTGAAATGGCAATTAGTGGTAAAGCTAGTTGGAGTGATTTAGCATTATCAGTTATTAAATCAGTTGAATTAATGATTGCTAAAATATTAATATTAAAAGCAATTGAAGCAGGTATTGGATTGTTTTCTGCTGGTGCTGGAGCTGCTGCTGGTAGTGGTACAGTGGGTAGTGGATTTGCCACAATTGATTCAATGGGATTTGGTTCTGTTGGTAGTGCAACAATGGGTGCTAGTAATTTCGGCGGTAGTATTATGAATATGGGCGGTAGTATTTCACCATCATTTAGTAGTTTACCTAAATTTGCAGAAGGTGGTATCACTAGTGGTCTTTCATTAGCGGGTGAAGCTGGTCCAGAAGCCGTAGTTCCATTATCAGGTGGCAGATCAATTCCTGTACAATTAAGTGGCACTAGTGGTATCCAAATCGGTGCAATCAATGTAACTGTTAGTGGTTCTAAAGATGAAAGCAGTGATGAACAAGGCACTAAAATTGGTGCAGCAATTAGAGCACAATTAGAATCATTAATTGATAATAAAATAGTTAATGCCACAAGAAGTGGTAATGCACTTAATAGAACAGCTATTCAAGCATTTTAAGGATAATATATGACTGATTTTCCAAGTATAGCAATCGCACAAAATTCCAAGAAAACACGTAAAAATAGAGTACTTGTTGCTCAATTTGGTGGTGGATATGGACAATATGCACGTGATGGATTAAATTCATTCTATGACGAATGGAATATAGTTTTAAGTAATTTAACATCAACACAACGCACTACTGTAAATACTTTTTATGAAACAGTAGGCAGTGACCAATGGTTTAATTGGACAGCCCCAGGTGATTCAGTAGTAAAGAAATGGAGAATAAGTAAAGATACTTTTATGGAATCAACACAAGGTGGTCAAATCTATACTATTTCAATGACTTTAGTACAACAATTTGATATAGGATAAATTATGGCTACTATTAATCAAGAAGGGAATAAACTTAATCCAGATGCGTATATTGAATTATATACATTTGATGCATCATTAATTGGTGGTGCAACTTATTATTTCAGCAATACTCCAGGATTAAATGCACCAGTCATATGGCGTGGTAATAGTTATTATCCGTTTCCATTCGAAGTCACTGGTTACGAAACTAAAAGTGATGGTACTGCGCCAAATAAACCAACTTTATCTATTTCAAATGTTAATCAATTTTTTATGCAATCAATATTAACACTTGGTAATTTAACTGGTATGAAAGTGACAAGGTATAGAACTTTTTATAAATTCACAGATGCTGGCACTGAACCTAACATCAATGCTCATTATCCAGTTGAAGAATATATCATTACTAAAAAATTGCCCAGTTCTCCTAAAACTATTATTCAATTTGAAATGTCAAATGTACTTGATAGACAAGGATTGAAATTACCACGTAGACAAATATTGCGTGATCTCGGATTCCCTGCTGCTGCACGTACACGTATGCGTTAATGCGTTATAGATATTTCTATACTTGTTATATACAAGGGGTTTATAGGTAATATGATATGTTCTTTTTATTGAAAATAGATAAATAAAATAGGAGTGCTAGATGGCAACAAATATAAAAGAAATGCATGAACACATAATTAAGTGTTATCCACAAGAAGCAGTGGGTGTTATTATCGATGATATCTTCTATCCATTAGATAATATTGCAGATGACCCAATCAATAATTTCAGAATATCAAAAGAAGATACTGAACAATTATTAGATAAAGATTTTAGTATTATCCATAGCCACACAATGACTCAATGGGCTATTGGATATGACCCACGTACACCAAGTCACAATGACTTAATTACTGTTGAATCATATGATGTTCCATTTGGTATTGTTCATTGCGATGGTGAATCAGTTACTGATATATTATGGATTAATCGAGATATACCTGAATTATTAGGTAGACATTATGTTAGTGGATTAACAGATTGTTTTACATTAGCACGTGATTATTATATAAATAACTATAATATCAATTTTGGTATTCATCCAAGACCAGCTAATTGGGAAGAATGGAACCCACATTATATCGAACAACATTATCATGATTTAGGATTTAGTGAAATCGATGGTAGTGAATTACAAGAAGGCGATATAATTCTTTTTTCAATTGGCTCAAGACATATCAACCACATCGGTGTTTATATAGGTGATAATCGATTTATTCATCATTTATATAATAGATTATCTTCTAGTGATACTCTTTCTAAATGGCATAGACAAATAGTCAAATATTTAAGGATTAAATAATGGATCAACGATATATCATAAATCTATATGGTAAATTAAAAAAAGAATATGGAGCAACCCATGAAATATATGCATCTAGTTTTGGTGAAGCTATTCGTGGATTAGTATGTGCATGTGGTAATGAATTAAAAGAAACATTGCGTGTAGGTAATTGGCACATAACCAATAATGATGCACGTGCTCGTGTTAGTAAAAATGATAAATTCTTATCACAAACTGATTTACAGATGCCATTATCACATGATGTTATTAATATCTATCCGGAAATACGTGGTTCAGGCGGTAAACCAGGTCTAATGGGTATTATCATGGGAGTTTTAATGATAGCTGCTATATTCTTATTACCAGCAGCTGGTGTTGCATTAGCAGCAGGTACAGCACAGATGTTAGCTATTGGTGGCGCATTTGCAATTATTGGTGGTATTATTACAATGGCTACAACAAATACGCCAAAAGTTGGTAACTACGATAATCAGTCAGTTGATAAGAAAAAGTCATTTATCTATAATGGTCCAGTGAATGTTATGGAACAAGGTGGAGCAGTACCATTAGTATATGGTAGACATTTATGTGGTAGTACTGTTATTAGTTCATCAATTGATGTAGAACAAAGATTATAAGGAAGTTTAATTAATGAAATATTATTCAGCAAATCATTTAGAACCAATTGAAGAAGTTATTAATGATGGAATCAGTGGTAGTGGTAGTTGTTTCCCAGCTGGAACCTTTGTTAGAACTCAGCATGGTTATACACCAATTGAAACATTAAAACCCAATGATATTATTATTGGTTATGATAGATTTGGTGAATTAGAGTTTGGTATTATTAAACAAGTTTTTAAACATATTGGTAGTGATATTTCTCATGATTTATATGATTTCCATAATGGGATGCCATTAGTTACAGGTAATCATGCTATCTATGATAATATCACTAATGAACATAAAGAAGCACAAGATTTTAATATTAATGAATCATTCACATTAATGGATGGTAGTCAAGTTATTATTGATGAAATTAGTATTCAACCAAAAGAAGAATATAGTGCTGATTTCACTGTATATAATCTTGAAGTATTACCAATGCATACTTATTTGGTATCAAGTGATGGTATTGATTGGTTTAAAGTCCATAATGGTGGTGGTGGTAAAGGTGGCACACCACATGTTGCAACAGAAGCAGCTGACACTCTTCGTAGTGCAGCGATTGCACGTGTTCTTGAAGTAATTTCAGAAGGTGAAATTGAAGGTATAGTAGGTGGAGCAAAAGGTGTTTATATTAATAATACACCATTACAAAATACTGATAATACCTATAATTTCACTAATGTTGTGTTTGATTCACGTAATGGATTACCTAGTCAAGAAAAAATCAACTGGTTCCCAGATGCAGAATCAGAATTTCAAAAAGATGTTACTGTAACTGCATCAACTCCTGTTATTCAATCAATCACCACCAGTGGCGTTGACTTTGCTAAAATTACTTTATCATTGCCAAATGGATTATATGTTCAAAATAAAACCAACGGTGATGTTAATGGTAACACAATTGCTTATAAAATTGATGTGCGTTCAACAGTAGGTGGAACTGGTTCTTGGCAATCTGTTATTGATAAATCATTGACTGGTAAAACCATGAGTAATTATGAATTCACTCATAGAATAACAGCACCAGCAGCTACTTGGGATGTTAGAGTATCAAGAATAAGTGCAGATGACCCAGATACAGCAAGCCAAAGTGATTTAAAATTTGCTAGATGGACAGAAATACAATCTACTACAGAAACTTATAATAATAGCGCAGTAGCAGCAATTAGTATCCCAAGTGAATCCGTTGGTAATCAAATCCCAAATCGTGCATATGATGTAATGGGTATTAAAGTTCAAGTACCAGTTAACTATGACCCAATTACACGAGTTTATAGTGGTTCTTGGAATGGATTATTTAAAACAGCATGGACAGATAACACTGCTTGGATATTATATGATTTAATTACTAATACACGTTATGGTATTGCTAATTATATGAATACACCAGTAGCAGTTGATAAATGGGCATTTTATGATGCTGCTGTTTACAATGATGGATTAGTTCCAAATGGCATGGGTGGATATGAAGTCCGTTATTGCTTTAATAATGTGATTCAAACACAAGAAGATGCTTGGCAATTATTACATGCAGTAGCTAGTAATATGAGAGCTAATATTAGTATGAATAGTAATTTAATTAGTATTGTTCAAGATAGACCAACTGCTGCTACTAAAATATTAAATAATTCAAATGTACTTGATGGTATTTTTAATTATAGTACTACTGATAGCAGCCAACGCATAACAGCAGTTAATATTACTTTTAATGATAAAGATGACCATTATCTACCACGTACTATTAGTTTAGTTAATACAACTAGTGGAGCAAGTAATACAGTTGATTATAATAATGGTATTGAAAAATGGGGTTATAATGTCCAAGATTTCACTGCTTATGGGTCAGTAACAGAATCATTTGCTAAACGATTAGCTAAATGGGTATTATATACAGAAGCCAAACAAGAAGATATTGTTTCATTTGGACTAGCATTAAACTCAATTGATGTTGGTATTGGTGATGTTGTTAAAATCATGGATAATGATTATGTTACTAATACTGGTACTTATCTAGCTGGTAGAGTTATCACTGCACCTACTAATTTATTTGGTAGTAATTTAGTCTCTACAGATACCACAATGGGTGGTTATACTGGATGGAAAATAATTGGTGTTAGTCAAGATAATCCAAGAAAATATTTATTTAATTCATCATTAAGTGTTTTACCAAATACTTATTATTCAATTTCATGTGTTTATTATAGTAGCAATGGCGCAGTAGATGATTTTTTTTTAAAATTCTCAGATACAGGATGGCCAGAAGGTAATGTTTATTGTCAACCATTTACTAGTCATTCAATAACTAGAGGTGGTAACTATACTATAACTGATTTGGGTAGTAATTGGAAGAAATTAACGGCTTATTTTAAAACATTACCTACTACAACAACAATAACCCAATTATTCTTTGATTCTGATGTTGCTGGCCAAGAAGTATTTGTTGCTAATATCCAATTAGAAGCTGGACAAATGGCAAGTTCTTATACAACATCAAGTGTTGTTAATGTTGATAGTCCAATTGTTATTCAAGCAGGATATACTTATAAAGTAGCATTGACTAATTTAGCAAATGATGATATTATTGAAAGAACCATTACTAATACACCAGGCACTTATACCACATTAACAGTTGATTCAATTATTCCAGTTGGTGATTATTCTAGTAAAGAATTTTATGTTTATTCTAATGGATTAGTAGAAGCACGTAGTTTTAAAATTATTAATATATCTGAATTAGAAAAAGGAAAATATAATTTCACTGCTAATTTCTATGATGCAAATAAATTTAGTGTTATTGAACAAGGATTGGTAGTTGAAACACCTGTTTATAGTAATTTAACTAATGATATATTAGCCAAACCAACTAACATTCAATTCTTCGAGCATTTTAGTAATAATGGTATTAATACAAATAATTATATTCGTGTTACATTTGATTGGAGTGCTGCGATTGAAGAAGCAGTTACATTTAGTTGTCTATGGAGACGTGATGGACTTGAATATGAAGCATTACCTACTACATCATTAAAAGAATTCATTATACCTGATACAACACCTGGTCAATATGAAGTATTAATTGATGTTAGTAATTCAATGGGTAAAAGATCATTACAAGCTTATGGTACATTTGATTATAAAGTAAGTGCTAGAAGTAGCACTTTAGAAGCACCAAGTAATTTTTATGTAAGAAATACTACTGGTGTTACTTTTACTGATCCATTCTTACCATTATCTTGGGATTATAATACAAATAATGATAATAAAACAGATAGATTATTAGATTATGTTATAGAAGTATGGACAACTAATGGATTAACTAAACTTAATACTATTATAGTTCAACCAAATGTTGCAAAAGGTGGTCAATATGATTATTCATTTGCACAGAATAAAGCAGATTATGGTTCTCCAAGTAGAAGTGTTTTATTGAAATTGTTTAGCCGTGATGCAATGGGTAGATTAAGTGTATCAAGTAGTAAAACATTCAATAATCCAGCACCTAGTACTACTATGACTATTAGTAATACCATCAATGGTGCTTATTTAAAAGCTGCTATTCCAAGTGCAACTGATTTAGTAAGTTATACATTTAAAAAATATAGTGCTGCATCTGGTGGTACATTATTAGAAACTATAACAACAGTTAATAATTATCTTGATTTTGTTAGTACTGCTGGCACAACTTATTATTATACTGTAACACCTAATGATACTTTTGGTTCTGGTACAGAAACATCACGTAGTGCTGGTACTGGTATTAGTTTAAACGCGGATACTTATACCTATAATGGTTTACAATTTAGTACCAATGAATCTACTAACACTGTATCTTGGGGTTCATTTACAGTTTATAAAAATAGTGAAACTACACCAGTGACTGTAAATGCAGGTAGTTATGTTTGGTCAACTAACACAATGTACTTGTATTATATTCCTGGAAATACTACATTACAACAAACAACTAGTTCAAGTACTGCGGTTGCTGCAGGTGGTAGAATACTTGCAACATATAAAGGTGCAAATAATATCACAGCAGATGCTGGTAAAGCATTTATAGATGGAGATCAAATAATTGCTGGTTCTCTTTTAACTAATGCTCTTGCTACTAACACTGCCTATATTACAAACATGGCACAGATTGGAAATATTATTGAGTCAGATAATTATAGTAATAGTGGTGGAAGTTATACTGGTTGGAGAATAGACAAAGATGGAGCAGCTAACTTTAATAGTATTACTATCAAAGATAGTGCTGGTAATGTTACTATGGCAAGTGGTGGTGCAGTATGGGATTATATTTCTAATCCAAGTGGAACTAAACCAGCTAATAATGCAACTGTAGGTGCCACTTGGGGTACTAATATCTCTGGACAGCCTAGTAATGATTTAATTCTTAATAATCTACAAACTGGCGCTTGGGTTGTTGGTCAAACACCGCCTTGGGTTCTTAACGGGACTAGCGCAGAAAATGCAATTGATTATGATACCGATGTCAATGGTGTAAAAGTTCCTGTATGGAAATGCATAGCCAATGCTGACGGTAATGAAGCAGGTGGTTGGGATAGAAATCAAGGAGACCCTTCTTTTGGTAAAAATTGGTTCAAGGTTGATAAAAATAAACCATATAGATTTGCAGTTCCGGTCAAAATAACCGGAGGAAGTACTGGTAGTTACTACTGGGGTATTGGTGCAAATACAGTTTGTGATTTAAACACAAGTAATAAAAACAGTAATCCTTATCTTGTGTATGGGGGAAGAGGCG